GAAGAAGGAAGTGATAATTCAAATGCATTTAGAGGAAACTTCGCAAGTGTAGGATTTACTTGGGATGAAGAAAATCAAATATTTTGGAGACCTAAACCTCATGCATCTTGGGTAAAAGATATTGCAACTGCAAAATGGAAAGCACCAGTCGGTGACGCACCTTCTATAACAGCCGAGCAACAAGCACAAAATGATGCAAATACTCATTTCTGGTATTACGAATGGAATGAAGACGCTGGAAATTGGGAGTTGTCAAATAGTATAAGATAATATATTCATGTTAGTTCATGGAAAAAATTATTTTATCTGAACAATCTATATATTATGGTGATGTTTTAATGCCGAAAGGCTTTGAAATAGATCATAAAAAACTATTTGATGACGTTTTAAAATCACATATTACAAATAAAAAATTAATTTATTCAAGTAATTATAATAATTTAGAAACTTATATCAGAGAGCACATAAAGTGTGATTACGGAAAAGGTTTAGTACCCAAGAAACGTTGGGGTAATATTTATAAACCACAAGAGTTATCTGAACCTCTATTAAACATTGAAAAAATGGATTTAGCTAACTCAGCAGATTTTACTCTATTATACGGAGTTGAGGCAAATGAATGTTTAATTAGAATTTATTATGATGATAATAGGAGACACCAAAATAATTGGGAGATAAAATTAGACAAAGGCATGTTTATAATGTTTCCATCTTCGAATACATATATAATTAAAAATAATCAAAAAGAAAGTTTAAACAATATTTTGACAATAACTTATGAATACGTCTAATTATTTTTATTGGAATGAAGTGCTTTCAAAAGAAGAAATAAAAAATATAAATTCTTTACTAGATAAACACAAAAAAGAAAAAGAACCAACATTTGCAAAAGCTAGAGAGTCTAAAAAAACATCAACAGTTTACCCTATTAAGATTAAATTTTTAAAAGAAAAATTAAATAAAATTCTTTACAATATAACTCTAGTCAATCAAGATCGTTATGGTTATGACTTATATGATTTTCATGATGATGATGAATTTAATTATAATATTTATAAAAAAGATGAAGAATATGAATGGCACACAGATGGAGAAACTTTTAAAGCTTCTGATATTAAGTTAACAGCTCTAATAAATATATCAGAAAAACCTTTTTCTGGGGGTGAGTTTAATTTATTAAATTCTAAAAATGTGACTTTAGCTTCTGAATTAAGTAACCCAGGTTCTATGATAGTTTTTAACTCATTCATTTTACACAAAGTAGATCCTATAACAAAAGGCACAAGAAAAACTTTAACTTTTTTTGGCAAAGGACCTGCATTTAAATGAACTTAAGTAATTATTATTGGTATTTTAAATCTGCAATACCTGCAAGAATATGTGATGATATAATTAAATACGCTTCATCAAAATCTGAAACTATGGCTAGAACAGGTGGTTTTGGTGATAAGAAATTAAATAAAGAAGAAATATTAAATATGCAAAAAAAAAGAAAATCTGATTTAGTTTGGTTAGATGATACTTGGATTTATAGAGAACTTCATCCTTTTATACGTCAAGCAAATAAATACGCAGGTTGGAACTTTGATTGGGAAATTTCTGAACAAATTCAATTTACAAAATATAAATTAAATCAATATTACGATTGGCATTGTGATAGTTGGGATAAACCTTACGAGAAAGAAGGAGCACAAAATGGAAAGATTAGAAAACTATCTATGACCTGTCAGCTAACAGATGGTTCAGAATATAAGGGCGGTGAATTAGAATTTGATTTTAGAAATTATGACCCACACATGAGAGACGAATCACAACATAGAATACAATGTAAAGAGATATTACCCAAAGGATCTATTATTGTATTTCCTAGTTTTGTGTGGCATAGAGTTAAACCAGTAACACAAGGAGTAAGATATTCTTTAGTAATGTGGAATTTAGGATATCCATTTAAATAAAATGCATATAAGTAATTATTTTGGTACAACTGTTTGGTCTGAACAAAAACCAGATTTTGTAAAATCTTTAAACAAGGCTTCAAACAAATATATTAAAGAAGCTAAAAAAAGAAGTAAAGACCATATAAAAAAATATGGTGATTTTGCTATATCATACCACTCGGAATCTTTAGCAGCTGATAATGATTTTTTAGATTTTAAAAATTATGTTGGACAAAAGTCTTGGGAATACTTAGATCATCAAGGATATGACATGTCGTTATACCAAACTTTATTAAGTGAAATGTGGGTTCAAGAATTTGCTAAAAATGGTGGTGGTCATCACTCAGCGCATATACATTGGAATCAACATGTTTCAGGTTTTTATTTTTTAAAAGCAAGCGAAAAAACTTCTTACCCTGTGTTTCACGAACCAAGGACTGGTGCGAGAAGTACAAAATTAAAAATGAAAGCAGATATCAAAGGTATAAGAAATGGAACAGAAATTATTCGTTACAAAGTTAAACCAGGTACATTAATTATATTTCCAGGATTTTTAGAACACGAGTTTGCAGTAGATTTTGGAGTAGAACCATTTAGATTTATACATTGGAACATACAAGCAGTGCCAAAAGAAATGGCTAGGGATGTTTAAAAATAAAAAATATACAGTTATTCGTCAAGCCATTTCAAAAGACTTAGCTAGTTTTATTGCTAATTATTTTTTAATGCAAAAACAAGTTTATGATACTTGTAAAGCACAGGGATATTTTTCACCTTTTGAAACTATTATTGGACATTATGAAGGAAACAATGAACAAATACCAAATACATATTGTCATTATTCTAATATAGCTATGGAGACTTTAATGTTAAAATGCCAACCAGAAATGGAAAAAGTAACAGGATTAAAACTATATCCTGCTTATACTTATGCAAGAATTTATAAAAAAGGTGATGAATTAAAAAGACATAAAGATAGATTCAGTTGTGAAATATCTACAACTATGAATCTTGCTGGTGATGATTGGCCAATATATTTAGAGCCTTCAGGAGATAGAGGTAAAAAAGGAATTAAAGTAGATCTTAAACAAGGAGATATGCTAGTCTACTCTGGTTGTGATCTTGAACATTGGCGAAATAAATTTAAGGGTAAGGAATGTATTCAAGTTTTTTTACATTATAATAATCGTAAAACCCCAGGAGCTAGAGATAATATGTTTGACAGGCGTCCTCATTTAGGTCTTCCTAATTGGTTTAAAAATAATATCCTATAATGGGTGCAGTAGTACCACCACATCACATTACTGCATCCTTTATAAGATATTTTGACTATGTTATAATACCCCATGCCTTTAACAAAAGTACAATTTAGTCCTGGTTTTAATAAACAGATCACTGCAACCGGTGCTGAAAATCAATGGGTGGACGGTGACTTTGTGCGTTTTAGATATGGAATGCCTGAAAAAATTGGTGGTTGGCAAGAAATAAAAGATTCTAAATTAGTTGGTGCAGCAAGAGAACTACATAGTTGGTCTGATTTAGATGGTCGAAGATTTTTAGCAATAGGTACAAATAAAATTTTATATATTTATAACGGTGATGATTTTTATGACATAACACCTCTAGATACATCTTTAGTCCGTACAGGATCTAACATAACAACTACTAGTGGATCTAATGTTGTAACAATCACTACTACATCTCCTCATCTACTTGAACCTGGAGATCTTTTAACTTTTGCTAATGCTGGATCTTTTAATGCTGCACAAACAGGATATGTCTCTGGAGATTTTGATAATATAAAATTCGAGGTACAACTTGCTCCTACTGCAACTACATTTACAATTCAAATGGCTTCAAATGAATCTGGTTCGGGTACAACAAATAACGGTACATTAGATAGTAAACCTTATTATAAAATAGGACCACTTCTTCAATCTTTTGGTTATGGTTGGGGTACATCCTTATGGGGTAACTCTACATGGAATACACCAAGATCTTCATCTAATGCAGTTTTAGATCCAGCCAGCTGGTCTTTAGATAACTATGGAGAACTTTTAATTGCAACAATAAAAAATGGATCAACTTTTTCTTGGGATCCAAACCCAAACGGCACGGGTATAACTACAAGAGCTACTATATTATCTGGAGCTCCTACAAAATCAATAATGAGTATTGTATCTGAAAGAGACAGACATTTAATAATATTAGGTACTGAAACAACCATCGGGACAACAGGAACACAAGATAAAATGTTCATAAGATTTTCAGATCAAGAATCTTTGACTGATTATACTGCAACCTCAACTAACACTGCAGGATCTTTTAGAATAGATAGTGGTACAAAAATAATAGGTGCTGCTAAAGCAAAAGATTATATTCTTATTTTAACAGATACTTCAGCTTACCTTTTACAATTTGTTGGACCTCCTTTTACATTTAGTATTAGACAAGTAGGTTCAAACTGTGGTTGTGTCGGCCAACATTCAATTGTTTATGCAAACGGTGCAGTTTATTGGATAGGCAACTCAGGAGGTTTTTTTATGTTTGATGGTACTGTGAAAGTATTACCTTCACTTGTTGAAGATTTTGTATTTCAAACAAATGATGGAGCACCTGGTTTTAACTTTGCGTCTGGTAGTGAATTAACTTATGCCTCACAAAACAGTTTATTTTCTGAAATATATTGGTTCTATGTAGCGAAAAACTCAAATGTAATTAATAGATTAGTAGCTTATAATTATGCTGAAGGAACTTGGTATACTAGCACTTTAGCAAGAACTTCTTATACCGATACAAAAGTATTTAGTGAGCCAATAGCCACAGAATTTGCAGATAATGTAGCTCCAACTTCACCTACTATAAACGGTGTTTCTAACGGCTCTTCGCAAGTGTTTAATCATGAGGTAGGAACTAATGAGGTTCTAGCTAATGGTACAACTAATATTATACCTGCTTTTATTATATCTGGAGATTTTGATTTGGATGCACAAGGCGACGGTGAGTTTTTTATTAAAGTAAGAAGGTTTATTCCTGATTTTAAATATATAAATGGAAATGCCAAAGTAACTTTAGAATTAAGAGATTATCCAGCAAATACACAATCAGGTTCTCCATTAGGGCCATTTACAATTTCTTCAACGACAGATAAGGTAGACACTAGAGCAAGAGCAAGATTAGCCGCAGTAAAAATTGAAAACGATGGATTAAACGAAAGTTGGAGATTTGGACAATTTAGATTTGATATACAACCTGATGGTAGACGTTAATGGCTAAAGTATCTGTATTTTTACCTGAGCCGCCTAGAGAGTATACTTCAGAATCTTTTAGGCAAATCAATCTAGCATTAGAGCAATTACAAAATCAATTGAACACAACTTATCAAAGAGAAAAACAAAATGAGGCAGAAACTTTTAATTACTTTTTATCATGACTATAAGATATAAAAATCAAGGATTCAAACAAACTGATACAAGTAAAACTACAGCACTTACTTGTCCTACGAATGCTACAATAATAATAAAAAGTATTTATTGTGCTAATAATGATAGCGCATCAGCTATTTTAGTTAATATGAATCTAGTAGATTCTTCTGATTCAAGTGCTGAATATGAATTTTTTAGAGACGATGTTGCTGCTAAAACACAAGTAAACGCAACACCACAAGGTTTAAATTTAGAAGCTGGTGATGCAGTAACGGTTCAAGCAGCTACAGGAAGTAACAAAATACAAGGTGCTATAACTTACGCTCAAATAGATAGATCACAGGAAAATGGCTAAACAAAAATTTGTAAACTTCACTCCGAGACCAAAACCTAGAAAAAGGCCTCGGCGTCACACAAAGACTCTTAACAAAAGTAAGAAAAGGTGTTATAAGAAATATAACCGACAAGGACGTTAATGAGCGAAAAACAAAAAACAATTATTGTAGACGGTAAAGAAATACCAGTAATTCCTGCAAAAGCAGAGGAAGAAGTAAAAAACAAAAGAACAGGCAAAATTTATGCTAGCAAAACTGATTTTGATTCTGATGTTGCTGATTCCAACACTGATACTACTGAGGATGATCTACAAATCAATCAAAAAATAACAGTTGCATCTCTTCAAGTTTTTGGTAAAACCAAAACATAATGCAACCAGCAGGCGGTACAGAAATACAATTAGCATATCTTAAGAAACACGTTGATCTAGGTGTTCTTAATTCTGTACAAATAACTACTTCAATACCAGAAAAGGATCCAATAGATCCAATGAAATCTAATATTCTATGGTTAAAAAATTCATACGATCAACCTAATTTAGCTCCTTGGTTTCAAAACAAAGACAACCATTCAAAATATGATTGGTATGTTTTTAACTCACATTGGAGTTACGAAAAATATAGATATTTTTTTAAAATACCAGAAGACAGGTGCACGGTAATTAAAAACGGAATAGACTACGATGAGCTACAACTTAAAACAGATTTTACACCAAAAACAAAAATGAGAATGTGTTATATTTCAACACCTTGGAGAGGATTAGAAATTGTTCTTCCAGCTATGGAGTCAATAAAAGATCCCGATATTACACTAGATGTTTATTCAAGCACAATTATTTATGGTAAACAATTCGAAGAAGCCAACGATAATAAATATCAAGACTTATACGAAAAAGCAAAAGAACTTCCAAATGTTAACTATATGGGTTATTGCGACCACAAAACTTTAGTAGGAAAACTTAAAGACTATGATGTTAATTGTTTTCCAAGTATTTGGGAAGAAACATTTTGTATTTCTGCTATGGAGTCTTTAGCAGCAGGACAAGTTTTGATCACAACAGATTTAGGTGCATTACCTGAAACATGTTGTGAGTTTCCAATATACATACCATTTACGCAAAACAAAGCTAAACTTACAGCCCAATTAGCGGGCACTATATTACAAACAAAAAAAATGTTAGAAAAAGTAAATCTAGAAAACGGCCTCAAATTTCAACAAGAATATTATAAAAGATTTTATAATTGGAAAAATATAGGAAGACATTGGCAGAATTTTTTACAAGGAGCAATTAGTGTCAGAAGAGACAAATAAAAATCATATTATGATATGTACGCCTGTACACTCTGATGTATCAATACATTACATGAAAGCTTGTTTAGATTTACAAAAAGAATGTATTTTAAATAAAATAAAAATAACTTTTCAATTGATGAAATCATCTCTTGTTACGCAAGGTAGAAATTTATGTGCTTCAGCTTTTATGAATTCTGATGCAGAACATATGTTATTTATTGATTCCGATGTAGAATTTACAACAAGATCTGTAATGAGATTAATTAAATCACCACATGAAGTATCGTTAATACCATATCCCATTAAACAAAAAACAGATGCTAAGTTTAGACAAGATTTTGAAACAAGACCTGATGATGACATTAATACTATGGGACATTTGTTTCCAATTGAGTTACCAGATACAAAAGACATAAGACCTGTAGATGGCTACATTGAAGTTATAAAAGGACCTACAGGTATGATGATGATAAAAAGATCAGTATTTAAAAAGTTAAAAGAACATTACAAAGAGCTTGTTATTAAACAAAAAACTTTAATGAATGGTGAACTTGTAGATAGACCAAACTATTATAATTTTTTTGACACATATTGGAGTCCATCTAAGAAAACTTATATGGGAGAAGACTTTTATTTCTGTCAACTTTGGAGAGCTATTGGTGG